AATATTCTCGAAAAACTCTTATTCATCTTTTTACTTAAAATCTTTACGGTTTACGGGTCTACGGACTGAGTAATCAACAGTCAAATTAAATAAGATAAATATTAAATAGTTACTTTGTAGCATATTTTTTAAAAATAATCAATAACTTATAGAAGTAAGTAAAAGCTTAAAACTATCATCAAGTCTAGGAATATAGAATAATTATGAATTTATTAAATCTGTCTTTAATTAAAATAATATCAGGGGTGGTGAACTGTCAAGGATTACTTGATAGCTCAATAATCAAGCCTAGAGCTGGTATTAAAGTATTTAAAAATAATTTACAAAAATAGCTATAATATGGTGATAATCTTCACCATTGTATGGTATAATATAAACAAGGAAAGAAAAGAAATGACGATAAAAGAATTTGTATTAGCACAAGAAAAAAACTTAGATATTAATGGCTGGTTAGAACTAATCGAAAAAAACAACTTCCAGAAACACGAGAAGTTAATTATCGGCTGTGCAGATAGTCTTGATCTAATTAGAATTGATCACGAGGCTAGCTTCATCAAGGCTATTAATATCTAAATAAACAAGGAAAGAAAAAGGAAAAGAAAATGAAAAACATATTTATCGATTGCAAAGACTTAAAAGAAGTTAAAAACCTGTATATCAGGTTGGTAAAAGAAAATCATCCAGATTTAGGGGGAAATTTAGAACTAATGCAAAGCATTAATGCTGAGTATGATGTTATCAAGGATAACGGCTTAGAGTATTACCATGCTAAAGCTGGATTTACTACTGAGTTCAGCAAAGAAACTGCTAATGCTGATCTTAATTTTAGTTCAGAAGATTACTTAACTATCATCAAGTTCTGCCTTAATACTGGATTAGAAATAGAGCTTTGCGGGTCTTGGTTATGGATTAGTGGCAACACTAAAGACCAGAAAGACCATTTAAAAGAACTAGGCTGTAAGTGGAGTGCTAGTAAATCTATGTGGTATTTCACAGACTCACCTTATAGAAGACGTGGCGGTAAGTTTACGATTGACGAGATCCGCAATACTCACGGGTCTAAAAAAATAAAATATGGGTTCAATAATCTACTAGCTGCTTAGGCTAGTAGATACAAAAAAGGAAAAACAACAAATGACAAAAGTAGAAAATATAACTAGGGAAAGAATGATAAAGGCAATTAAAAAAGCAAAAGAGCTGTATATATTGCACGATTTAATTGTTTTTGAAACAGATTTAGGTACTATGAGTTTATCCATGAAAGGGGAAACTAAGAACGGTACGAAACAAGTCTATATAGAAGAGCCTAGCGGGAAATTCATTTATACTACAGCAGGCTATTTTTTAATTGCATATTCCAGCTTGAATGAGCATATTTTGAACTGGATACGAGAAAGGAAATAAGGCTATGATTGAATTTAAAATTAAGAATACTTTTTTTAAAGTCGAGGATATCGGCTTAACATTTGACTACTTGAAAGAGGATCAAATAGTGCAAAGTAGTTACAGTAGTTGCTATTTTGATTTAGAGCAAGCCGCAAATAAAATCCAGCAAACTAAAAACAAACTACTCGAGTCAAGGGAATTTAGTTTATATTTTTATAAAAATCCAGTATTAATTAAAATTTACGGGAAAGAATACAAAATTCAAACAATTAAAATATCAGCAGGTTACTGCCACGAAAAACAAGCCTATGACTTTAATAAAATTTACGTTAATGTTTATTCTCAAGGGGGGCATTACTTAACCAGTAAAGCAAATCAAGTCTTCAAAGAAGAGCTAGAAAAGCAAAATATCATGCAAAAGCTCTTAAATTTAAAGCCCTACATTGCAAGAAATAAACTCAAATCTAATCTATTGAGCGTTAATCAAGACATCAAAAAGGCTTATGCCATCTATCATCAAGCTAGCGAATGGTTAGAGAAGTATCAAGCCGAAATAGATCAAGAGCTAGCATTAACAATTTAAAAGGACAAATGACAACAATGCAAGAAACAAAACAAATAAAACTCAAGCCTGAAATATTTGAGGCACTAAATAATTTAAAGGACGAAGACGAATCATGGAATTACTTCTTTAAGAGAATGATTCTAATTCCCTCGAATACTAGGGAATTAAAACCAGTAGCTAAAAAAGAAAAGATAGAAGATCCTGCTAGGTCTGAACTAAATACAACTTTCAATGAGTTATGGGCTTGGATAATAGAACAACCCAAGACGCAAGGGTGGAAAGCTTATAAGCTAGGGGTCAAGGATGTTCAGTTCTTAAAAGCTCAACTGAAAAAACACGGCTTAGAGAGAATGAAGCACTTTTATAAATGTGCCTGCAATGACAAATTCCTACAAGAGAATAACGTGCCTCTTTCAATGCCTAACATGTTCAGTGATAAAGCCATAGCCAAGTGGTTAATCATTAAGGATTCTACAGTCTCAAGGCGTGAGGAGATCATCAGGAAAAAGAACGAAGAGACTTTAGCTTATATGAACTCTTTACATGGCATTAATACTAAAGCCGTGGCAACTCCTCACTATGAGAATTTAAAAGATTTACCTGCCCCCTTAACCGAGGAAGAGGAAAATGCAAAGTACCATCATCAAGCCGAGGATTACGCCCAACGCTGCAAAGAGGAACAGAAAAAAGAAATGGATGCAGCATATCCATACAAGCCGTTAATGGCCGATAAACCAGTTAATCCAGTAGGCTTTCAAGCATTAGGAGAATTGTTTTAAATGGAAGAGAAAAAAATAAGATTAGATAATTCACTTGCTACAACTGCATTCCCGCCAGTTACTAATAATCCCTTGTATAAAGACTTAATACTTAAGATTGGGGCTTTTAAACTTGCTAATCCTGAATTAACAGAAGAGCAGATACAAGAACAGTTAGGAAAGCATATCAGGAACTACATAACAAATAAAAAGCATGAATGGAGACCTAAACTACTAGAATATTTAGATGAAATTCGCAGAAGGCACAAGCAGGAAGAGGGTTAAATGAACGAAGAACAAAGAGAAATAGCAAAATCAGAAAAACCTTACAAGCTTTGGATGGGTGGACGAAAAAGAAAATTAAGCTGGAATGATCTTAAAACTGAAATGCCTAAAATGAAACAAGAGGTCATATGCCCTAAGCTAATAGCTCTTTTTGAAAAAATAAAGGTACGATGACCCGAAATAGCGGGTATCGTACTTTAGAGAAACAAGGAGAAAAAAATAATGGAAAACGACAAAGTAACAGCAGAGTCAATCAAAAATGTCTTATGGGAGACACTGCAAGGCGTTAAAAACAAAAGCATTAAGCCCGACGTAGGCAATGCAATTAGTAAACTTGCTAACGGGATTATATCCACCGCTAAACTAGAATTTGAGGCAGCTAAATTCGCAGGGCTTCAATCAGCAGGATTAAATACTTTCTTGGAAGCTAGGGGAGAAAAACCTAAAAGTTATCCATCTACAGAAGAAGCAACTAAAAAAGCATTAGAGGGTCAAGATGTCCAGAATCATTAAGTGCGAGTGCTGTGGTGTTGAGTTTGAGGCTAAACAAAAAAATACCAGATTTTGCAGCAAAAAATGCATGCAAAAAAACTACAAGAGGGAAAATCGGGAACACGTAAAAACTTATCAAGCTAATTGGCTGGAAAAAAATAAAAATTATCAAGAAAATTATCGAACTGATTGGACGGAAAAAAATAAAACCTATCACCAACAATGGCAACAAAAAAACCGTGAAAGAGTAAAATTTTTAGTGCAACGATGGCAACAAAAAAATCCCGAGAAAGTAAAATTTTCACGACAAAAACAGCACAACACTGACAAGTATAGGATTTTAAAAAGAGAATACTTTTATCGCAAACAAGGCTACCCCGAGGAATTACTAGAAATAAAAGAACTTCAATATCAAATCAAAAAAGAAATAAAAAAAATAACAGGAGAAAATAATGACAATTGAAACTATTACCTTGAATTTACTCGATAAATACAATATACAGGAGCCTATTGTTGATATTTTCATGATCTGTCAAAAAGAGGGCTTTCAAGTTGAGTATTTTCAGTCAGAGAAAAACAGCAAAGAATATGAAATAGAAGGTGCTTTTTACAGGAAAGAAAATAAAATCCTGATTAACTCCACTAGACCAGCACAGCGAATGGCTTTTACTTTAGCACGTGAATTAGGGCATGCACTCATGCACGCAGATATTGACCGAGACATTTTACTAACAGATGGTAAAAGTTCATCACCTGATCATTTAGCGGAAGAAGCAAATAAATTTGCAGCTTACTTATTGATGCCAGAACACATGATTGACAAGGAAATGGAGAAGTGGGGATTATCACCAACTCACACACCTATTTTGGCTAATCTATTTGGTGTGCCTTTATCAGCCATGGACTACAGATATCTGCTAAGGAAATAAAACAATGACAATCATAGACGAACTTCTAAAAACTCTAGACTCGATAGAAGCTAATCGCTGCTTGGGTTTGATAACAGTTGATATTCAAGCATTCGGTGAAGCTAGAATGTTTTTAAATCTACTATTGGAAAAAGGATTTTTAGACAGAAATAAACCTCGACTATCACTCATGGATGATAACGAAGTAAACTTTTGGTGGAATTTACCAGAAGCTAGACTGGATATTGGCTTTTATGGCACTGGTATCTATTCATATTATGCCGAAATTGGAGATCAAAAATATGGTGCAGATTTTAAAAGATTTGATGATATTCGATTAGATCAAGAGCTTTTAAGTATTTTAAAACAAATAGGAGAAGAAAAATAAATGGATGAACAAATCGAAACAAAAACATTTACATTAAGTCAAGACCTACTAGAAAGGCACGAGCCAGACCCACTAGAAGCCAAGCTTTTAAGTCCAGGAGGCAAAGAGGCTTTAATGATGGCGAGAGCTATCATTTTTGTAGCCCCCATGATGAGATTTAATCCGAGAGAGTACCGTGTCAAAATAGTGTATGAAGCTCACACTGATTTATTCAGGGCTTACTGTACGCCTCAAGAAGCAGCCATAATGATGCTTAAACCGTTGCCAGAAAACGAACTGCTTGAATCATACCTTGAGTGGGAAAAGAAAGAGAAAGAAAAAGGAAAAATTTACCCACGTCCAGTAGAAAATTATTATGGTTTTATCACCCCAAGAGCTAAATTTCGGAACATTGATGAAGCTTTATGCGGAAGTGCAATGCAAATTAATTTTTAAAAAATCAGCTAAAGAGTTGATATAATGTCATATAACGTGGTATAACAAGAGAGAGGGAGAAATAATGAAAGATTTTTTCAAGAGCGAGTTCAATATAACTAACAAAATGTTCGCAGAACTGACTCGTAAGTGTTCTTTGCAAGATTTAATAACTTTCGAGAATCTTACAAAAGGCATAAGTCTCAAAGAAAAATCTATGACTCGTTTTATTTCGGGAAACTTTAAATCAATCAACAAATTAAAAAAAGACTTATTTAATTTCTTGAGAGGTAAAACTAGCATTAATCCTTTATTGCTAAGTAAAGAGGAACTTCTAGAAAAAATTAAATTTTATTCGGCTGAATACGCTTGGGAGAGAAGATCAAATTACCCAATGCACTATAAAATCTATACTGGGAGAGATAAACTAAAGCTTTGCATTCATATCTATGTGAATCAGGAGTTGAAAAAAGATTTACTTGAGAAAACTTTAGATGGTAACTCAGAGTACAAAAGACTTTTTAAAGAATTAGCTGATTTAAAAAACGAAAAGGCTAAACAAAGAAAAAAGATTTTTAACATAATAGGTGCAATGCCTTACTGTTAGCAGCGTTCCGCAAGGAAGGGGGAATTATCCCCCAAATTTTAAAATAAGAGAGGAGAGAAAATAATGAAAACATGTGAAAGAATCGAAAAATTAAAAAAATTCCCAGAAATAGGGGAAACTTATAAACTTCATCTGAGTGTTGAAGTGGCTGGTATCAGGCTTCCCTGTTACGCAAGGATTCGTGAACTTAATGGGCGGTACGCCTTGGTAGATTTTCGAGAAAAAACAGAAGACATGTTTAGTTATTCGACTCGGATACTAAATTTAGATTATGTAGCTGCAGTAGAGGCGGCGTAAATGAGCGATTTAAAAGATAAATTCCCAATTAAAGACACAAGTAATTCTAATTTTTTTGAAACTTGGGAATGGCATTTTAATAAACAAAAAATGGAGGAAGAGATGAACGAACTAGAAGAATTAAAAACAACCCAGTTAATGCTTAGCTTTGTTGTGGTTATGGCTATCCTTGCTGTAGCTGTGATTGTCGGGAGGTACTTAGGATGATTAAAACAATAAAGAAAAATCTTGAAAGGTTTTCAATGAAATGTGCTTTAGAAAAAGCCTTAAATATTAAAATAAAAACAATCAAACCAGATAACGATTATTTATATTTTTTATTAAGGTCAGAAGAGGATGCAACTAAGCTTGCTTCTGAACTTGGCAAGCATAAATCCGTTGAGTCTATCTTTGACCAAGAAATTAAGGTAGTACGAATGGATATGTTACAAAAATATGACCGAGCAATAAGGGAGTTATGCAGATGAAAAACCTAATCGAAAGGATGGAAGAACAAAAGAAATCTAATCCAAGGGTTTTAGATCGCAGTAGATGGCTAGCGATTGATTCTAAAGAGTCCATAGACTTGATTCAAGCCGAGATGGATAAACAGGGCATTACTTACGCTAAGCAGTTGGAAGGGCAGAAAATAGCTATGCTGATAGCTCTTAATAAACCATATTCCAATGGTCATCAGGAGTTTGACAAAATAATTTACAGAAAATAAACGGGAGGAAAAACAATGAAAAATAAAATACTACTATCATTAATATTAATAGGTCAAGCTGCACTAGCAACTGATCTACCAAACATATATATTAAAGAAACACAACTAGCAATCAAGGAACAGTATTTAAGGGAATCTGATTACAACCTGAAGACTGCTAAGTCTAATTACAAGGAAGCTAAGACACTTGTAAAGGACGCGAAAGCTGAAATTAAAGCAATGAAAAAAAGCGAAGCTCAAAGCAAGAAAACTCAAATAGCTAGCCATACTTTTCATTCAGGTATACGTGACCCTTATTATAACGAGCCTTTACTCGCTGAGACTGGTATTAGGAGGATTAGATAATGTATATCGAAATTTATGAAGTTCTATGGAATGAAGCAGTACGTTTTGATTCCACAAAAGTAAGTGTTTTTTCTTCACAAAAGTTTCAGCGAATCTTTTTTGATTTAGAGGAAGCAAAACAATTTGAGCAGAAACATATTAAATCGGGTTTGAGACCAGAATTAAAAATTCACAAAATGTCTGTTAAGGGAGGGTCAAAAGATGATTGAACTAAATTGCAGTTACGAGGAAAGCAAAAAGATTCTTGAATTGGGGTATGATTTTAGATCTGTTTGCACTAAGTTTGAATTTCGAGAAAATGAGGAAGCGACCACGCTTACTTTTCTTTATTCGTGTGGTGAAATTGTGACCATGTGGAATCCTAGAATGAGTGAGCCTTATTCCTACCACTTGAAGTCAAGTCCAGCTTCAGGCATAATTCCAATCATCCCCAAAGCTGCTTTAGAGGCGTGCTTGCCCATTTTAAAGGGTTTTTACTACCTTAGTAAACAGCACGTTTCGCAAGATAAAATCATCCCAAGAGATAATAACGAGCGATTGGTAAACTATCCATATTCTGAAATGACTGCATATACAGCTTTCATATGGTGCCACGAAAACTATCCAGAAGAGCTTAAAGCTAAATTTGAAGAGGTGATGGCATGATTAACCAATCTTTATTATTATTCATAATCAGCTTAGAAGGCTTCTCTAGTTGTGCCTACTGGGATGTTAGCCAGTGGTCTAATGGCTATGGAACTAAGGCTGCTAATAAATGGGAATGTATAGGCAAGACAGAGGCTAAATCTAGGATGGTTAAGCATTTAGAGCTGGATTCTAAGCACGTACTATCATTATTCCCACATGCTAAGCAGAATGAGCATGATTCTTTGGTCTCCTATTGCTACAACTCGGGCAGGTATGGCTGCACTAAAGCCGTTAAACTTGCTGCTGCTGGAAATAAAGACGGTGCTAGCTGGGTAATGAGGCAGAAAGTGAATAAGGGTTTAGCTTCTTATTCAGGCTTAAAGAACAGACGAATTGCAGAAGTGGCTCTTTTGAATAAAGAAGATAAAAAGAAATTATACATCTATCAAGAATATTCTTAACATTGACACAATGGTATATGATATAATACAACAAGGAAGGGAAATTATGAACGAAGAATTTAGAATAGACGATATAAAAAGTCTTGAATGGTATCTAAGGAAGGTCAGGGAATACAATAGCCGCATTGAAACAATTGAGTCTCAATCAGAGGCGATGCTTAAAGAAGTAGAAGCGAAGCTAGAAAGCCTAAATAATAGATTTTCAGCAGAAGCAGAAGCCTTTGCTAGAAGTCAAATAGATTTCAGTAAATCTAAAAATCTTAAAACTTTTCAGGGTACTGTACAGTTTAAATCTTTAGCTCCATCTATCAAGGTCTATGATAAGGCTTTAATCCCTAAAGAGTTTTTTAAGGAAAAGATTAGCTTAGAGCTAGACAACTCTAAACTAAAAGAAGCCATCTTAAAAGATGGTGAAAATATAGAAGGCGTGGAAGCAGTACCAGCTTGTGAGAAAATGTATTTGCAATTCGGGGGGAAAGAATGAGCCTTTACGAAAAACTCCATAAAATCCAGCAAGCTTTAAAAGTTCCTAAAGATGCTGTAAACAAGTTTGGTAATTATAATTACAGAACAGCAGAAAGCATTTTAAGAGCTTTTAAGGATAAAAACGAAGAATTAAATTTAGGATTGAATTTAATTTTGACCGATGAAATTGTTTTTATTGAATCGCCAAGTGAGATAACTAGAATCCCAGACGAAAAAGATTCAAGTAGTAACATTAAAACCAGTGGTAGATTTTACGTTAAGGCAACGGCTATGTTGTCAGATGGTAGCATGTCGACTACTCATAACAGAATTGAAACTATCACTGCCTCAGCTTATGCTAGAGAAGCAGAGAGTAAAAAGGGAATGGACGAAGCACAGGTAACAGGTGCAGCTTCTTCTTACGCTCGTAAATATGCCTTAAATGGCTTGCTAGCCATAGATGACGGCAAAGACCCAGATTCACAAGAGCCAACGGCAGAAGCAAAGCCAGCGGCAAAAATAAAACCAGTTGTAAATTTCTAAAAAGGAGAAAATATACATGAAAGCACAAAACGTAATAATCGGAATAAGAAAAAATGAAGCAGAGGAATACGAAGGCTATTTCTATTACAAAGAAAAAGCTATCGCCTCAGTTAAAGGACAAAAAAAAGTTACTAAAAATGGTAAACAGTTGATCGAGCTTTTCTTAGAAGGCAAAGAGCCTGAAATGCAAACTATCACTAAGGATGATGGCACTACTTACGAGATCGAGAAGCCAGATGTTACTTTGTTTGTTAATCAAACAGAAAAAGGAAGTGTTAGCATAGGTGGTGATCTAATTACTGATTTTGGTTTATATTTCCCAATTCAAGGCTGGTTAGACAAAGAGAGGTTATCGGTAAGACTAGAACAGAATGATTATATTTCAGCTAAATTTTTAGAGTCATTTGGCACACCAGTAACAAGCATTCCCGATATTGATTTTTCAGATGAGGATTTAGCACAGTCGGATGAGCTTTTTCCTGATGCAGCTAGCTTCTATGAGAAATATGTAATTTCTAAAAAGGATGCAAGGTTTACTGAGAAGTTAAACAAACAAGCTCCTAGAATTATGCCTGGTGCAGCTAAAAAGAAAGCTCCTGTTACTCAAGGGCAATTAGATTTAGCTAAGGATAATTTAGTTAAAGCTAAGGCAGCAGGAACAGCAGTAGAGAGCGAGGAGGTGCCGTTCTAATGAATAAATTTAATCCAACTCTTGCCGAACTGAGCTTAGTTGATCTTATTGTGAGAAAAGCTATTTTTATGAATATCGATGGAATCATCGATGTAAATTTAGAAATAGACGAACAGGGCTTACGCTTGTTTGCAATTCTGCCCAATGAGCCACAAATAAGCTGGAACAGGTGCGAGGCAGCAAGCACAGAGGAAGAGCTAAGAAACATGGGTGATTGGCTTTTAGAGCAGGAGATGAAAGCAATTGAAACTAAACAATGACATGAGATGCCTGATCGAAACTCTTTTTAATAGAGTTATTGATTTTAATGAAAGCTCAAAAGTTGAACAAGCAGCAATTCACTTAACAACAAAAGGGATCTATTTATTTTTCAATTTTGACCACTGGGAAGATTCCTCAGGGATTTGGGCGACTACGGAAAAACAGCTAGCCGAGATGATTTCTTGGCTAGATGAAAAAATAGCCATTGTCGAGAAAAACGAAATAGACCCTAAAGCCGAGGCTCAGAGAGAATTAGATAGGGAACAGATATGAAAAAAGTTAGAATAGTCAATCTAGAAATTGGCTCAGTCGAGAAGTACAAAGTCAAGAATAATAAGCTTCCTGATAATTTTTTGACTGTTTTGATTGCCAAATACAAAGCAGGAGAAATTAAACCTGTGTATAAAAAAGTTGAAAAACAAGACAGGGTACGCCACGGACTAACAGCTACTGATGAGGAATGGCGTTTTCTGAAAAGAGAAGCATTAAAAAAAGGCGTTAAGATCGAAGCAGAAGGGAGAGCAGGGCTAGTTAGGGCTTTGATAAATGGAGATAAAGACAATGGAAACTAACTTTTGGGACAATGGAATCGACTTAATATCTCTAGTTAAAGATATATGGCAGGAGCCAACGCCATTAAAACTAGAAATTTTAAGAATTAAAATGAATGAAGAGATAAAAAGAAGGACAAAGGGAAAGACAGAAAATGCTATTAGCACCCTTGAATATTCAAGAGAAAGACTAAGATTTATCCAGAACGAAGATGAAACCCCTATTCGATTGTTCCTTTATGCTTTTTTCCCTCACAAGTTAATTCAAACAAACAATGGGCATTTAGAATTATCAAAGAATCCTGAGAATTGGATTAGCTCAAGCGAGGTGAATAAATGATTCACATTAACAGATCACACTTAGAAGATTCTTTAAAACTCGTAAATGAAATGAGTTTAAAAGCTATAGCGGATGGAGACACCAGTACCGTAATAGGACTTGGAAATATTAAGAGCTATCTTAACTTTTTAAATTCAATCACTATATGCCAGTTTGATTTAGAAGCTTTTGAGCAAGCGGAAAAAGAGGCGGTCATCGAAAGGTTAAATAGGTGTTTTAAATTATGAAAAAAGAAGAAATAAACGAAATGGCAATGGACTTAATTAAAGTTAATCCTGAATATACTTATAGATTATGGGATTCCGAGAATAAGCGAATCCTAATAGCGACTGGAGCTAATTTAGCAGAGTACCCAGAAGAGGTAGCTATTCTTTGCGTAGAAGAGAATCAGCAAATATGCTTATCGAGTTCAGAGTTAATGCAGCCAGAATCTAAAATCTATTTTCAGTCAAAAATAAAAAAAGCTTTTAACGCAAAAGAAGCTTTAGATGTGATGAATAAACACATAGAAGATTTGAAAGAATTAATCAGGCAGATGGAAATGTTTGAACAACTAAAAGAATTAAATTTATGAAAAAAATAACAATACTAACTAGCTTACTTGCAGTAGGGCTTAATCAGGCTCAAGCAGCCGTATATCATTGGGATAATGGAACTAATGCTTACTGGGCAGGTACGAAGCCAGTGCAATTAGTGATTGACACTGAGTATCCACAAGAAGTGATTAACAGAGTATTTGAGATACTAGAGCCGTACCCATTCGTTTTAAAAGAAAGAAAGAATATCGATCTAGCCTATGACCCTTTAACGAATGAAACAGCCGTAGCTTATGCCAGTATTTACAATAATACAGGAGCTTCATTCTTAGACCCTGCTTACAGATTATCAGATGGCGGGCTTAATCGTGGCTTGTGTGCTGCGGGTACTGCTTCTAGCGTAGAGCGTTTAGCGTGGATAATAATTCATGAGATATGCCATTCTATCGGTATAGATCATGTACAGCCATTTAGAGCAGGCGAAGGATTATCACAGCCAAGAGGCTTAATGGTTAGCTTTAAACCGAATCAAGGATTACTGCATGATGATATCAGGGCTTTATCTGAAACCCTAAGTGAGCGTTACTTAAGCGATACTGTAACTATCACTGGTACTATTCCAGTCCTTAAGGGAATGGTACTAAACTTTGTTAATGTAGATAACCCCGAGGATTCCAGCCAAATAGTACCTAGTTATTTCTTTGAAGAAAAAACAGAGTATGAGATTAAAAGATTGAAAAAAGGTAGATACTACATAAATATTACGCCTGCCACAAATGGAGCTGGAATTATAAACTTATTCCCTAAACCGTCTACCTACTCTAAGATTAGGTATTTCAGAGGGAAAAGAATAGTAAACATTGATAAAGACAGGGTTTTAAACTTAGAGTTTTAGGAGGATTGAATGACAGAAACATTTATAATTGCTCTTGGTTACATAATCATAATATTCTACCTAATTCAAGCTCACTCACTAATAGGATATTTAGAAAATCAAGCTAAGTTAGATCAACCAGATATTTACAGGAGAGCTAAGGCAGATTTAGAGGATAGGCTTAAGCCGAGCATAAAGCTATTAAATAAGTGTGTTCAAGATATAAAATATCTTTCCTACAGACAACACATAAAGTTAGGTGAGGTAAGAATAATAGAGGTAAATCAAGATGATGTTTTTAAAGTTGGCGAGTTACATCCACTTTGCATATATTTACACAGTCATATACAAGACTTTAAAATGAAATTGGAGGATTGAATGAAATACAGAGTAGAGATAGACGGATACACTAAAACAAGTCAATATGCAATTATCGAAGCCGAATCAGAAGAAAAAGCGATAGCTATTTTCAATGAGGGCAAAGTAGACTATGACTATGACTATGAAGATTTTGAGCCAGTTGAGCAAGCTGAACCAGTTGCTTTGGAGGTAGAGTAATGAAACCAGAAGATTTAATACAAGGAAAGAAGTACATAGATCGAGTTTACCGAGATAGGGTCTTGAGGTTTATTGATGTCAACGATAGGGATTATGGCATATATAAAGATGACACTTGGATATTTGAAGATTTCGACGGGAAAGAAATCATCCTTAACGCCAGATGGATTAAGAATTTAGACGAAATAGAAGGAGAAAAAACAACGCCAGCACCAAGAAAACCAGATGAATTGAAAATTCTTTTAACAGAGGAAGAATTTTTACGGGCTATAAGTTCACTAGGATATGATCTAGAAGGCTACACGATAGGATATTCACAGATAAATCTTCCATTTATTAAATTAAAGAAGAAGACGTTTACGCCTGTTATAACCGTAAGCTCAGGCACTATAGGGTGTGTGTAATAGATGAAAAAACCAAAGCCACCGATTAGAACCTTAGTCCTTAAAACAGAAGAAGAACTAGAAAAAATCAGAAGCATATATCCCCAGTCAGATTTCATTAGGTGTCTCAAATGGGTAGAATTAAGATTACCCGAAGGAGCTTCTTTGATAATTAACGATAAAGCTTATCAACGCTTTAGACTGGAGAATAAATGATTAAACTAAAAATAGACATGAATCCCGCTGGGAAAAAGAACCCGCTTAAAGGAAGATATGGATTTTACACTCATCCTGAAACAAAAAAAAGAGAAGATGTTATTCTAGCAGCTTGGAAAACGCAATCTCAAATGAGTTTTGAAAAGGGGATTCCCTTAAAACTAACTTTAATCTTGGGTTATCCAATTCCAAAAGCCACACCTAAAAAACAAAGAGCCTTAATGCTTGATGGACTGATTAGACCTACTGTAAAGCCAGATGTCGATAACGTCATAAAACTCGTATTAGATTCACTAAAGGGTCATGCCTTTTCAGATGATAATCATTTTGTATCTTTTAAAGAACCTTTTATCAAATTTTATTCAGAAACGCCCTTTATCGGTGTGATAATTGAAGAAATTAAAGAAGAAGAGTCTAGATTAGAAGTTGATCTAGCTAAAAGGATTTTTGAATGAAACATAATTATGAAGAAATTAAATCAATGATGAAAGCAATAGGAATGATACCAGCTCATGATCTAGGCGATTCTATTGCGTTTTATGCTCCTGATCGAACAGGTTTTAAGGTAGCAGTTGTTCTTTTAAATAAAAAGGAAATAGAAGAAAAAGGCGGTTATCGTGTTATAAATTGGGATGATGTAAAGCCACTTGATTTAGTTTCACCTAGTATAGAAATCGCAGCTACCGAACCCCGTCAAAGCTTTATGCTTGAGATGCCCTTATTCCGACCAAGGAACGAAATACCTTTACAGTTATATTAGGAACTAGGAGAAAAAACAAAATGCTAATTGAAAAATTTAAAGAAAAACTAAGAGAAATCATAGAGCCAAATTTAAAACTTAATGCGATTAAGGCTTACCTAAGTAGCCACCTTGAAAGCTTTGTAGAAGCTATGATTGTTACAGGCTCTAGCGACCACATGAAGAAGATTGATGAGACTTATAAATACAATTCAAACGGCTATCAGTTCGAGATTAGTGTTAAATTTGAAAAAGATTTGGGGTTTAAGAAATGAAAATAGAAGACTTAATCATCGGGAAAGACTATCTTTACAAGGACGACAAATCCGATACGGGATGCTCAAAACGAGGAAGGATTTTTACTTTTACTGGATATCACCGTCTTTTCAAAGATAAATTTAATCCTGAAATCACTTGGGAGCTTAGTCCACTAGATATAGAAGAATTAAAAGACCCTACTTATAATTTTAATTTAACGAGATTTTTAATTAACTTTATAAAAGCATTGACTGTTTTTCTCGTGTATGGCATTGGTACATATTTAGTTTTTGAGCTTTTAAAGACCTATAATGTGTCGCCTTGGGTACCTTTCGGGCTTTTAGTTATTTGCATTTGCGCTTTAGCCGCTTCTTGGGCTTGCCATGTGGAGGGTAAAAAATGACTAAAGAACTCGTATTACAAACTATAGCTATGTTTTTATTGTCATGGCTTTACTGCTACGCCTTTTCAAGAGAACCTTGGCTTAGTATGATTGTTGCAGCATTGATGGCGTTACTTTCTGTCATCAGTTATTACTTTAGAAAAAAATAGTATATAATTTCTTTATGAAGATCAAATCAAAAGCACCTAAAAAATCAGCACCAGCTCCTAAGACTGGTAAAAAATGTAAATGATGGCATTTTTTGCTAGGAGAAAATGCTAGAATTTAGCGAATTTGATTTCAAACAAGACTTGGAGCCTGATTTCTCGCAAGTCAGACTTATGATGCGTGTTAAGAGGCACTATCACGCTAAGGTAACTAAACCTAAACATAAGCTGCATGGTGTTGAAGCAGTAGTTCCTAAAGACTATCTAACCGATGGAATGAGCATACCCAAATGGCTACAACCTATCGTTGGTGAACCGTTTGAGGGCAATACTTTAAGAGCTGCTTTATTCCACGATGTCCTGTGCTGCTATCAGATCAAGAGCCAAGAAGTTACTCATAAATTATTTGAACTTATTTTAAAAGCAGATGGCTTCCCCTTTTGGAGACGCAAAGCTGCTTACCTTGCAGTTGTTAGTTACAATAGATTAAAGAATCCAAAATGGAAATAGACGAACTAGCCGAAGAATTAAACCATCTTTACAGTCATCTCTATGATTGTGCCATTAAACAAGATCAAGAAGAAGATGAGATCATTAACAGTCTTTCAGGAGAACAGTTTGATTTTCTTGGAGACCTAGAAAACTTCTTAGCTTAATGTCATCGCTCTGCATGGTCTTTAAAAACCATATTAACCACACGGGCAATATGGTTAGAACCTAATCACTGATTACCTTTTGTCGTTGGTATGTCGTTGGAATTGTCAGGTATAGTTCAGGTTTAAGACGGGTATGACTGAACCTGAATCAAATAACCATCAAATAAGCAAACGCTGATAACTAAAGGGTTTTATTGACCGTCGGTATTACCGACACCCTGTTAAATCAAATAAGGGGTAAAATATAAGCATGACGATTTTAAACCGCCAAATAACACCTAACATAAGCCTCTATGAATTGCTTTTTACTCCGACTGTGACTATGCGTGAAATCCTGCCATTCATTGAGCAGGCATGGAGCATAGAAGTAGACAGGAATTTAACTAGAACCGCTACTGCCATCCAAATAGTTAGAGACTATTATAATAAGCCCGTAATTATCACCAGTGGCTATAGACCCACTGCGTGGGAAATTAAACAAGGTCGCAAAGGTGGAAGCCAGCACACTACGGGTTTAGCTGTTGATTTTTACGTGGTAGGCGTTCCACTTGCAGAAGTCTATGCTTTTATTAATGCTACTTTTAAAAAAGGCGGTAGAGCTATAAACCCTAAAGCAAAATTTATTCACTTAGATTTAAGACCAGATTATGCCACTTGGAGTTATTAACCAAACCTTAAACCCCATCGGGTAAAAGAAAAGAGTACAACTTAATCAGCCCTGCTTGCCCCCAGCTTTGCAGGGCTTTTATTTGTGTGCTATATTATTTATGAAACCTCTTAAACGGTTTTTTTCTTTCCTTCCAAAACACAAAAGCACTAGGTTTTTCAATTTTTCCCCTAGTGCTTTTTTTTGTAAAAATGGTGGGCAGAGCTGGATTTGAACCAGCGTAGACAAAAAGCCAATAGATTTACAGTCTATCTCCATTAACCACTCGGACACCTGCCCTTAAAGCTATTAAACTTTCCCCGCTCCGCAGTTAAAACTCAATAGCTAAAAGTATTTTAACATAAAATTTTTAAAGGGACGGAGGTAGGATTCGAACCTACTTCCTGATCACGTGTACTCAAGACATTTAATGTTCCAACCCCGTCCAAAAGTATTATAACACAAGGCTATATTAAAGCATAATAGTTAATCTTTTTCTTCCCCGTTATGCCTGTCTTGCTTTTACCTTCCCCGACTTTCTTGATAATCCCATGCCTCTGCAAAACTACAAGCTGTGAATGAATGGTACAGTCTATCCCTTCTAAATTAGTAAGAACAGATTTAATCGCTTCCTTTGCATCTGATCTTGTAAACCATTCACCATTAGCACCCAATTTCAAAATACAGTCTTTCACCGCTTGGCTTTCGGGCTTTAAAATGGTCGTTCTTCTGCCAGTCCAAACAGGCAAAGGCTTATTTTTTTGGAGATTCTCTATCTTAGTTTGTCTTCTTTTTTCGATCTTAGCTTCTTGCGTTGGCTTACCTTCATTCATTAACTCAGTCACTTGAGCAAATAAATCAGGCTTCTCTCTAAAAATACAATCCCCATATTGTTTTTTGATTTCTTCAATCACATCGAAATACAACTCTTGCGTGTAATCTTTTTTTCTTTTCGTTTCCATGTTTGCAACTTTCATACAAATACTATAAAAGGCTTTACATATTTATTGCAAATAAAAAACCCTCTAGTTTTTAATTAGAGGGTCTTTTATTACCACTGGTGCTGAGTCTGGTAGATTAACACCTTAGATGTTGATTTATTTGTTCCTTAATAAAATTGTGGTCGTATTTAGTACTCATTTCTACATACCACCTCTTTATTATCTTAAGAAATAAAGTGAGCATATGCTTAAAAGTATAGCAAACCTTCGATATCTAATCAAGAATGCTTATCCTCTTCTCTTTGTCTTTTTCTTTCTTCTCTATCTACAAACTTTTTAAATTCTTCTTTTAAATCTGAAACACCTTTTTCTATCGCATTAAGCGTAACATCTACCTTAATCATAGATTCTCTTAAACTTCTAATGTCTTCATCATAGCGGTTGTGTTTTACTTCAAAAGCAATTACCTTGTCCTCTAACGTCTTAAATCGTGGATTATTGACTAAGGCATTAAAAACCATTAAGCCAGTAAAAACACTACCAATAATCGCAGCAATTATACTGGTGATCTCATAGGTCTTAAAGGCAATCTCGACGTCACTCATGCTTTACTTAATTATAAACTAACATCAGGAAACCACCCTTCGCCTTCAAGAACATCATGGCTCACCAAGTCATCCGTGGTGATAATAAAATCACCATTTTGATAAAGGGTTTTAACTGTTTCACCTTCTGCTAGTTCTGTTTCTTCATCTGGGATTGCTAAAGCTGCTTCATTTAAAATTGGTCTCTTCACTATAGTCCACCAAAAGGACGTCACACCAGTGCATCCCATTTGCTGAGCTTTAATAGCCGATACCCCTTGTGCTAATTCTTGTGCTATTTCTTGTGCTATTTGCTGTTGTGTTCTATAATATTTCATAATTTTTATCTCCTTGTTTTTAAGCTACTGTAATTCCATAGTAAGCACCTTGGTTACGCTCAAGCGTTTGACGGTCTGTGGTGGAGAGGACGGAGGAGAACGAAATCAATTCTGATAAAGTGCCTTCAAATGGGAGCAATGATCCAGTTCCATTCAACGAACCTATCGCGCTATTGACCCCCGTATAGACGCTCGTAATTGTTGCGCTATCCCATTCCGCGCCGTTCTTAAACAGTTTCCACTGCTCGCTTCCGGTGGTTGATATAGATGTGATCAAAGTGAGTGTATTTGAAATAGCAACATCTGCGGCTAAACCGTTGGTTCCATTGCCTCCCGTCGCTGTAGTGTTGGCTACGTTTAAGCGCCCAGCCGAAATAGGCCCAGCCGATTCTTGGTTTGCAATAACGTAAAAACGGCCATTTTCCCCCGATTTCCACTGCCCAAAAACAGTCCCAAATTCATTTTCAATCGTCGGTGTGAACAGAATAAACAAACTGTGCGTTGTGCCAATAAGCGGAGAAGCGGCAGCTAAATAATCATCCACGCCATCAAACAAGATGGCAGGCTTTCCGCCTTGCGTTTGCAAAACGCCACTATTTACAATCTGCGGCTGCGATCCTGCCGTCGTCTGCGTAGCATTGCGACCATTGCCTGATTGGTCATACCAAGTGGTGACAAAGCCGTTACCAGCTCCGACATGAGCTAACAGGGCAGTGGTATCCAAATCGCCACTGCTAGTAAAACCTATATTTAATTCAGCACTATCACTTGAACGCCTTACTCTGATTGCGTTACCCGTATAAGCAGTTCGTAATTTTCTTAAAGAGTACGCGGCTGCACCAGAAACGCTTAAGAAATCTAAAACGCCCATTAAGACATTCCCGTTAAAACAGCCTAAATTAAGTCCTAAGTCTAGCCTCATTTAAGCTCTACTGGAATAAGTCTAAGGTTTGCCGTTGCTGTCGCAATAACTGAAATAGTTTGCCCTTCTTCCAATTTTTTCACGTAAACCGCTCCACTTATAAATCTACCATTTTGGTCTGTAGCTATGGACGTTGCCGCTGTTGGTGAGGCGTTCCCTGTTGGATAAGCTCTATAAAAAACATCTGCATCGCTCGCTATTTCGTAGACTCCAGCTTTTAAAATTGTAATTAATTTAGCCGTAGTCGTTACTGGGATATTAATACCGCTTGCACCAGCATTTACCGTAAAATAGGCTATATTGCTATTGTTGGCTAAATGCGTAAATAAACCGCCTACTGTATCATAATAACGAGACATACCTCAATTATACATGAATTTTACTTATCGGCATCAAGGTAGGTATCTATGAGATTTCCACCAAGTAAATTATTTTCGTTGGGGAGCGGTAAGGTTACTTCCATTCGACGTTCATAAAAAGGCTCTTCCTCGTTATAAGCTTCTTTGACCAAGCCTAGATCATAAGCTGTAATTGTAATAGCTTGTTCAAGGAAAGCCCCAATATCAGGCTTTTCAGCGAAAGGGTAAAGCCTTTCTGCTATTTTAAGAGCAAGTTCATAAATTCCTTTTTTAACTCGAATCTGATAAACTTGTCTTTTTTCTTCTGGGAATAAAGGTTTAATATTGTTTTGCATAGTCTCTCTCTATACTAATGCTACATCACTTCCTGTTAAATAAACACGCATTATAACTAAATATAATTTACTTGCAGAAGAATTAGAAGCAGTTAAAGAAGTAATTTTTTTACTGTCTATGTGTATGGGTTGAACCTTTGTGTTGTCAGTGCTTCCGTTTTTTCTAATCGTTAAAGCATTAACATCTGTTCCCGATGAATCAAAAAAAGCTGTTAAAGCAATAGTATTAGGATCGCTAATGTTTATAGAAACATTTGTTGCTCCTGCATTAATCTCATGCGTACTTAGTTTAATTTCAGCATTTGAAGTTGAACTTTTTGAAAGCCAATTTACGTTTAATTCTCCTGTATTATTTTCGTCATAAAAAAACTTAAATAATAATCCTGCATTAGAACCTTTAGACATAGATAGCTCTCCAGTATAGGTTTACAGGGGAAGTAGAGGAATTTGAAACAGTCAAATTTGAGTACGTTCCTGAATATACAACTAGGGGGTTAAGTGATTCTGTCGTGGTATGTGCATTAAGTTTTAAAGTTAATTTATTAATATCAGCTTTATCTACCCATAAAAATAAAATTTGTACAACATCAATACGATTAATCGGAACGGCTATATCTGTAACTGAACCTGCTACTGATATTACAGCTTCGCCCGAATCAATCGCTGATTCATAATTTAAATCGGGGATTAAGCTATTAACTAAATCTCCATTTAATAAAACTATGTTCTTAACTTGAGTTAAGGCTAAAGTCATTAAGCTACTGTTACGCCTCTAGTACCTACGATATACCATCTAGCATTAGTGAATACTAACGTAGCTGAATCACCAATAGCATTAAAAGTAATCGTGGCATAACCGCCTCTATTCGTTGGAGTTAAAACACCAGTATCCCCTCCTGCTGCTTCTGCGATGTAAAGAATTGTTAAAAGTTGTCCATCAAGACCATCAGCTAAAGTTAAAGCGTTACCCGTTGCTGTACTTGTGAAAAGAACGATACTATTAGTAACGGGAACCGCACCTGCACCTGATCTTGCCACGGATGCACCTATATCTATTCCATTCGCTGCTGTTAAGAGTCCCGCAACTTCTCGAATACCTGTAGTTGTTGCTGGGCTATCTGGAGTTGCACCACTCGCTAATATCGCTCCGCTAACAAAATCTGTAGGTTTGCTTTGAAATTTGCTCATAATTACATTCTATCCTTTTTTTTTATATTCGTCATCATTTGACGCTTTTTTTCCCTTGACACTTCCACCTCTTTCTTGAAAGATCATTAGGGCATGGAGGGTTTTTACATTTCTTAATCCCTGCTGACCTCGCACAATAAGAATCAGCCTTAGCAGTAAGTGGCTTAGGAGTCTTCCCTGCCTGTCCGAAAGATACCTTCTTTCCGTTTACTTCTTTAGCTACTGCTTTGCCTTTATTTGGTTTCATAAAATCCCTAAAATTGCTTTAGCTGAATGGGTCGCCTGTTATCGTAAATAAGTTTCCATCTCTAAAAGTCGCACCAGCAGAACCATTACCGCCTGTAGTACCACCGCCGCCAGAACCACCAGCTCCCGCAGTTCCAGCAGTTGCCGTTCTTGTACCGCCAGATAATGTTAAAGTTCTTGCTTGCATAAATATTAATCCAGCACCGCCACCGCCGCCGCCGCCGCCGTTCCCTCTATTGCCAGTAGATACACCACCAGCTCCACCGCCGCCGCCATTTACAGAAATCGCACCAGCCGAATGAGTTAAGGTTGTCGCAAATAATCCAAGTAAGCCACCAGCACCACCACCGCCGCCGCCGCCAGCACCGCCAGCAAAAGGATTGCCACCCACTGCACCGTTGCCACCATTGAGATTTATAGCCGCTGAAATGTTTATATTTTTAGCCAATATAAATAGTAAAGGAGCATCTCCACCGCCAGCACCGCCAAAGCCTTGACCACCAGAGCCAGAGCCTTGACCACCAGCTCTAGTACCTACTGCCGCTGCATTAGTAGCTGAATCAGTGCCACCACCGCCGCCGCCTGTACCATAAAAATCACTAGACAAGCTGCCACCATCCGCACCAGCAGTACTACTACCAGCTCCACCGCCGCCGCCACCGCCGCCTGTACCGTTGCCACCGACACCGTTACTAACTGTACCGCCTGTGCCGCCTACTATACTTGCTATCAAAGGCATAACATCACCTATACTCATAGCCGCTGTACTATTTGTACCAACAATTCCGTTACCGCCGCAAGTAAAAGTACCTGCACAATATATTATGGTAAGACCAGGTAAGACCGTCATTTGATGCCCCACTCCTATAGTAAAATCATCATAATAGTGAGTCTTGTTCCCTATCGTAAAATTTCCACTAGATGTAAAATCTAAATTTGACTTTGGCAAAAATAACGGTATTCTGAAATCGGGGAATGGGCTACTTGCAGGAATAGAAAAGAATCCACTACCGCCACCAAAAAAATCACTCGCTCTTCCCATAATTAAACTCTCCCTATTGGTGCTATTGATACATCGTAATCTGTACCGTTACTTGTAACTTTATACTCTGCATTTATATCCATGGTGTAACTAGCAAGATCATTGGCTATCTTCTCTGAGCCTGCCCTTACTAAAACTCCTGGAGTTACTGTAAAATCCTGTCCTATTGCTGGTTTAAATACAGCAGTAAATGTCGCCGTTGGTGCAGGCAGTTGAGCATTTACACCTGCATTCATAGAATATTGACCTTTATCTGTAGCACTGAAATTAGAAGTTTGCACAGACCAGTCAGTAAGACCAGTAGCTACAGTCCTATAAGCCACATTACCAGAAGTAATGCCGACCAACTGCCCTTCTGAGCCTTTAGCTAATTTAGTAAACTCAGTGCCAGTGTGAACTAAAATATCTCCAGCTACAAAACTAGAGCCATCTACCATTGCAGCACGGGCATATTCCCAAGCCGTTGCCCCAGTATTTAATCTTACGACCCTGCCACCATTACCAGCCTTAGCAGGAAAATTCAGATTATCAGGATTCAATGAATCAAAACGATTTTTAATGTCATTAAATAACGTGCGTAATTGAGCTGATTTAATCAGCTTTTTAAATTGCGGCAGAATCGTCGAATAACTTAATGTCATCTAATCATATTCTACCCTATTAATTTACTTATCGGCAAAGCAAAGAAAACTTAGATATTAGTAGATTTATTATCCGAGAAATTCCCAGCTTCAACTTCCAAGCTTAAGCCGCCTAAACCCCAATTAACGCCTGCTTCTTCTGTAGATAAAATCCACCCTAAAGCAGAATTAGAACCACCAGCTAAAGCCGTAGTCCATAGCCTGCTATCATTTCCCCCACCATCATAATAATCAGTGTCGTAAGTTGCGTTAGTGTCGTATTCAATACCTACATTAGATTGCTGAATTTCAATCGGTTTAAAAGCGTTTAAATCTATCTTCTCAAACTCTACCCCACCCGAAAGAGAATAAGGCTGGAATTTAATTTCAAAAGGCAATTGCCCGTTTACCCCAGTTCTTAAATTAGAAATATTGATAATGTTTAAATTCAAACGATTGAAAACCTTTTGCGTTCCCTTCTGCTCTCCACCGATTAAAGGCAGTTTAATTAAAACAGTATATGCTGAACCATCATCAGCATAGTTAGCTTCTGGGTCATCTAGCTTGTAAATCTTGCCATCAGTCGTAGACATGAAAGGCTGACCACCCCATGAAAAAATACGCCCAATATTTGCATCAAAAGGAAAGCTCCATACTGACCACCTTTGTAAACCTTCTTGCGGTCTAGATTGCTGGAAATCATACACTAAAATAATGTCGCACCCTTCGCTTGCAGGCTCTAAAGGAACAGCACAATAATAACGCCCTTTAATAAAATCAACACAAGAACTCATTAGATCACTGCGATTAAAGTCTATCTGCTCAACTAGCTCTCTAATAGGCGAACTTATATAATCATTATTTTCTAACTTATCGCTATTAACTGCTTGCTGAACACCGATAAAGCCACGTGGGGTTAATCCGATAGTATCTGAGCCTATTTCTTGCCCTGTTGCCCCAATAATCCCCGAAAAACTCCTAAGCCTTGTTACTTCAAATTTATTGGTATCTGAACCAACTACTAACGGGTCATAAAATTGAATCCCCGAAAGCCTGTAAGTTTGATATTTCTTTAATTCTTTATCCTCTGTAGTGATTAACAAGTCATCTCCAAAATTAATAATATTTGTAGCTGTCAATCCCTCAGTACGACCATAGTTTAAAAACCCCGTGCCTGCTGCTGTTAAGTCTGTACCATCATTAACCTGTGATAAATGCGTTCTACCAGCATCATCCAAAACAACTAAAGAAGAACTTTTTTCTCTTAGCCCAACTACATTACCCGTTAAAGCCACTGGTAAAGTAACATCTGTTAATTGATTACTTGTAGCATCCCACCAATAAAGATTATTTGTACCATCTGCAATAAACAATTTATTGTTAAACCCATAGAACTTTCTAACAGTAGTTGAAGTGCTTAAAGCAGGGCTTGTATTTGTAATGCTGTTAATCTCCGTCCACGTTGCAGAAGATACCCCAAAACTCCCATTACTTGAAGAAATATAAAATAGCCTTCCATCTGCCAAGGCTACAACGGTATAGTAAAAGCTTTCCCCTGTTTTAGAGAAATCAGAACCACCTAAAATATTTTGTGAACCCCACTGAGCAGCACTTTTATTAAGAAGAGAACCTTCCCTGCCATATACAGAACCATCTCCCCATACAGTATTTAATAAATCCGCTAAATCGCTTGGCTCATAAGCTAATTGGTTTCTTGAAGTTTTAAAAACTCCAAACTTAGGTATATCAACGCTGACCATTTCTTACCCCACCTATTAATCTTCTTTGTTGCTCTTCTGTTAAAGCAGTATTAGAAAAGTTTGTTGCTGGATTGATTCCTGCTAATGAACCTAATAGGTTTCCTGCTGCTGGTCTTACGATAGAAGGTAAAATTCCTGAACCGAAAACGGGAGCTGCTGACTCAAGTACATTCCCTGCGGTACGCTGTAAAGGATTAATAAAGCCACTTGCAACATCGCTAATTGCTGCTCCTGCTGGCCCAAGTCCTTGCAAAGCTTTTTTAATAAATCCACCGCCTGCTTCTGCTAACTTATCTGAGGCAAATTGATTTGAAGCTTGCAAATTAGTTGTAACTCCCGAACCTATTGTTGCAGTCTCTAAATCCTTTGCCGTTCTTGCGAATTGTTTCGCATCTGCTCCAAGTAACCTATAAGCACCTCTATTTTTGTTAAAAAATTTACCAATGTTTTGCCCTATTAATATTGGCTCAGTTTCGCTTAGTTTTTCGCTTGGTTTGAGTTCCATTGCTTTAACTGTGTCAAAATTAGGTTTTACTCCTGAACCCTGCAAAGCTTTGACTTCTCGTATAGTTCTAGCCTCAGCTTGCCTTATCGCTGTTGGAGTTGCTGGTCTAAATTGTCTAAAAGCATTTCGCCGTGAAGTTTCTTGGTTGAGAATTTCACCTTTTAAACTTTGTATAAAATCCTTTTCTTTCCCTACTGAACGGAATAGGCTTTGGAGGGGAGCTATCTCCTCTACTTTGGCTTTTAAAAGGCTTTCTGCAAAATCTTTTTCGGAAGCACCTTTATAAATTAAATTTCTAAATTTTTCAGGGAATAATGTATATTTTTGTTTTGCAATATTAAAAGCTTGCTTATAATTAACAAAATCTTTAGCACCCTTTGGAGTTACAATACTGTTTAAAAAATCAGAAGCTATCTTTGGGCTTCCTAAAGCCTCAGCCCCTTGCGATACAAAACTTTCTATATCTCCACCGCTTCGAATAAATGCTTCTTTTAACATTTCTTCACTATCATCTAGTCCACCCTTTACTGCCCCTAAAGCTCCGTCTACCCCTGATCTAAAAGAAGCCAAAACCTTTTGTAGGCGAGTGTTTTTAGTGTTTTTGAATAAATCTTGAATTACATTACTTGTTTTACGCAAATCCAAAGCAGTAACTTGTTTAGGGTCAAATCCTAAGTTATTCCCGATATCCTGCATGTTAAAAGCCATCCTGCCATTTTCAGGCAATTTTTCAACTGTTTGCATAAAACGGCTTTTAGCTAAATCACTTGCTTGTAAGCCTCCACCTAAAACATTTCGCTTTACATTGTTTAATTGCTTTGTAATTGCATCAAAAGCCACTTTAGCTTCTGCTTCTGGGATTAATCCATCATCAACGAAGCCCGCTAATTTAGATTGCAATTGACTTACGGCTTTGCTTGCATCAACAAAAGTAAAAGTTCCTTTTTGTAAAGATTCTCCAAAAGCTTGATCTGCTGCTTGAAATGCTTGGTCTGTGCTTGCTTTGATACTGTTAAAGGTCTGAGTCATTGTATCTTTAGCTAAAGTTCCTAAATCGGAAGCACCTTGAACCTGCCCCAATAATTCATCAGATTTAGCCTGTCTTAAAAAAGCATTTTTATATTTTGCAATTTCATCCCCAGTATTGCCCGCCAAAGTAGCAGCTTTCCCTAAAGGCTTTAAGGCTTGCCCCAATCCCCCAAATACAGTACCAAGAACCCCTGACGTAGCAGAAGCAAAGCCACCACTTTTAGCGATTTCTTTTAATTCTTCTGGTTTAACTAATCCCTGTGCTGCCGCTGCTGCCGTAGCTTTTGTGAAGTTTACTCCTGTTCCTGCTGCTGCTCCAAGCCCTGCACCAACAACTGCACCTGGAACACCAAAAACCGAACCACCTATGCCTTCACCAACTGCACCAGCTACAACATCGCCACCCATTGCTCCCAACTGCCCTACGAATGTAGGCTTAGGAGCTGGAGTTTGAAAGTTTCCTCCCCTGTTAATATAAAACTCGTTAGTCTCAGGAGCTATTGTAACGTTTTCTTCACCATAAACTTTCTTAAGATAACGCTCTCTAACCGTTTCGCCTTGTGCGTTTAGTTTAACATCTAATACTGGGGCTAACTTGTTTAAATCGTCAATGACTTTTTGTTCATTGACAGCCATACTTTCTTGATTACTAGGTGTTGATAAAACATTTTCGGGCATTGCCTTTTGACTTTCAGATGTTGGTATGACACCTTTAGAGTTAAGAACTAAAGTATTATCATTTCCCGCCGTCGTAAACTTATGCCCTGTTAAACCAAAAGTATTGGCTGTTTGAGAACTATCTGGAATAGCATCATGCGTTGAAAACCCAGTTACAGCAAGCATCTTATTTGCTTCTGTTTCATCTACTTGAAGGTCATTAATGATTACTTTTTTAAGCTTATCTGCATCTAAAGCAAGGCTAACTGCTAGCATCGCTTTATTTCTTTGTTCGGCAGAAAGTGGTTGATTTAATTTACCTTCATCATAAGGCTGAAACTGTCTGGGAGCTGACACTATATCTAATATGTCTGCACTTTTAGAATTGAATTTGCTTGGAGGCACTACGCCTTGAGCAATAAGCCAATGCCTATTTAATATCGCTCTAGCTACTAATGCCCTGCCTAAAAGGGGTTGATTGCCTGACTCGGCATTGATTAATCTTAAAAGTATTTCTTGACCTTGACCCATGTTATAAACTATTAAGGTAAATTAACTCATCCTTGAGACTACTAGGTTTTACGTTGTAAGTTTTATAACCTTTTGACGTATCAACACTGCTCTGCTTAGTCGTTGCAGGCTGTCCCATTGTAGCCTTGCCTGTTTTGGATTCAGTGGTTTTATTAAACCCTGTATTTGAAATATTATTATAGTAATCCTCAGGGCTGCTATGTCCGTCATAAGACTGCCCAGTTAGTTTAGTAAATCTATCTTGTAGTTTATTAAACATAAAATCATTGCC